TAATAGTTCACAACCTGGAAGATGATGTGCTATTGTTAAATAGTAAATATTTTTATAGTTTCGAGGAATATGAGCAAACAATAGTGTTGCACGAACCTGAAGATATAAGGCTACACTCTCATTCAGATGAAAACAACGCAAAAGAAGAATATTAATTAATAAATAAATAAAAACAAAAATTATGACAACTTACAATTGGAATTGCAGAACAGTAGATTGCTATCCAGAACAAGACAACGAAGCGGATGTGGTGTACAATGTGCACTGGATTGTAACAGGTACTTCAGATCAAACAGATCCTCAGGGAATGCCTTGGGCAGCCACAAACATTGGAACGCAAACTCTAGATACAAGTCAAATAACAGACTTTATACCTTTTGATCAATTAACAAACGACGAAATAGTTGCTTGGACCAAAGGAGCAATGGGCGATGAACAAGTTGCTAGCATTGAAGCAAGCATACAAAGTCAGATAGATAGTTTAATTACACCTACAAGTGTTACATTAACTATTGGAGAGCCTGTTCCACCAGAGCCACCTATTGAGGATTAATTAGGTAAAAATCGAAGAAAACGAGTAATAATACTCGTATACCTGAAAAGGGTGAATTAAATCAAATCAAATTAAATTAAATATGAACGGAATTGTCAAAAACTTGAACTTTGGTGACGATGCTAGAGATCAAGTATTTAAAGGGATAGAAAAATTAGCAAATGCTGTTAGCTCTACATTAGGAGCTGGCGGTAAATGTGTGATGCTAGAAGACGGTACGGGTAAACCCGTCATAACAAAAGATGGTGTTACTGTAGCTGATTCAATAATATTGTTTGATCCAGTTGAAAACATGGGATCTACACTGTTAAAAGAAGCCGCTAGAAAAACTGTTCAAGAAGCAGGTGACGGTACAACCACCGCAACTGTTTTAGCACACGCTATATTAAAAGAAGCTTACGCTGTTTCAGAAAAGAAAAATGCCAGGGAAATAAAAGATGGTATTAATTCTGCGGTTGAAAAAGTAATTAAGTATTTAGAAAAACTAGCAGTTGATGTAAAAGGAGACATGCTAGATAATATAGCTTCTATATCTGTTAACAACGACAATGAATTAGGTTCTATTATAGCTGATGCATTTAGATCTGTAGATAATACAGGTATTGTAATGATGGAAACTGCCGGTGACGGTAAAACTGTTTCTGAATTAATTGAAGGTGTACCTTATGATAAAGGTTTAACAAACTCTCATTTCATTACAAACGAACAAACAAAAACAGCGGAATTAGAAAATCCATTAGTATTAATCATGGAATCACCAGTTAATACTATAAGAGATATACAAAAAGTGCTGGAGTACGTAATAAAAAACAATAAACCTTTGCTTATTATAGGCGATTTAGAACAAGGTGTTTTATCAACTCTGGCTACCAATAAAAAGAAAGGTAATCTAAAAGTAAATGTAATCAATGCTCCTACCTACGGTATTAGCAAACGAGAAGTACTTGAGGATCTTTCCTTACTAACTGGAGCTACAATAGTTAACGAAGATTTAGGTGATGACCTTGATTCAATTGACGTAGAGTATTTAGGATCTTGTTTGAAAAGTGTTACCTCACACGAGGACACTGTTATAACGGTCTCTGAGGCATCCGAAAAAATAAAGGATGTAATACGTAGTATAAAAGAAAAGCTTACAAATAACACGCTAAAAAGCTGGGAAGTTATAAAGCTTGAAAAAAGATTATCAATGTTAACCGCTAAAATTGCAGTGGTTAAAGTTGGTGCAAACTCTGAAGTAGAGTTAAAAGAAAAAACTGATAGAGTTGAAGATGCTATCTGTGCAACAAAAGCAGCCGTAAAAGAAGGTATTGTACCAGGCGGAGGCGTTGCATTATTAAATGCTTCAACATATATTAAAAGTGAAGGATTAGGTGAAGAAGTTTTATTAAGAGCTATAAAAGCCCCTTACTTTACAATATTAGAAAATGCAGGTATCACAGCGTCACAGCCAAAAGACAAAGGTGTTGGTTTGAATGCAATAACGGGAGAACCTGTAGATATGGTTAAACACGGTATAATTGATCCGTTAATGGTAACCAAAAGCGCATTAAGAAACGCTGCATCTGTAGCAACTACGATATTATCAACTGATTGTGTAATTAATAATTTAAGAGCAAATGAAGGCGATAGGTAGAAACTTAATAATAAAGAAACAAAAAGAAGGAGTGGCCGCTACTAAAGGCGGTTTACTTCTTGCCGAAAAACAAAGGGAAGATATACGATATATTAAAGCATCCGTAGTATCTCCTGGAGAAGAAGCAACCAAAGCAGGTCTACTTGAAGGTGATTTAATTTACTACGATAGACACGCTGGTCACACAATAGAAATAGAAGGTGATCCGTATCAAGTTATAAAAATGCAAGATATAGTTGTAGTTTTATGAGAATAGATGCTAGTGATGTTAAAAAATTAGGGTTGTTAAAGCACTACAGAATCATACGAAAATGGGCATGTAGAAATAATGACTTAAATGATGCTGATCTAGAACTATTAATTTATTTAGATTGTTTAGACATGTTTACTAAGCAAGATTTTAAAACAGGTACGTTTTCATACAGTTGGAATAATAGAAGATGGAATAAGTTGTTGAAGGAAGACTGGATCTCTGTTTGGCGAAAAAGAAATAGAACTACTCAAAAGTATCATATATATAAAGTATCATTCAAGGGCAAGCAACTTATAAATAGAATTTATAGAATAATGCTAGGTCAAGATGATATACCTACGAGTAGTAGAAACAGAATAATGAAAGGAGATACTTATACAGATAAAGTATTAAGTGTATCTATAAAAAACGTCAACAATGATAAAACAAGATGAAAATTTATTGGGTCAACCAATTTTCCAAAACCCTGAGCAACCAGTTTTGCAAAATCCAGGAGTACCTGTGCCTTCAAATGAAATGGGTAATGCTAAACCTGTATTTAATCCAAGTCAAGCTTCAAATGCTCAATATGTATTTGGAACACCTGAAGAAAGAGCTAAAAGCATGCCTCAAAGAGAAATAACACCTTTCGCTATGAAGGATCAAAATGGTGATGGAAAAATAACTCGAGGAGACGTTATAAAGGCTAGAATAGAAGGTTATAAAGAATAAAATAAAAAAATAAAGATATGGATAACGTTAAAAACAAAGCATCAGGGCAGAGCGCTATATGGGATGGACCATTAAACTTAGAATCATTGCCTCAAGGTAAAGGATCTAGTTCAGGTAAATACGGAATGGAAATTTCTAAAGTGCATTGTGGGTGTAGCTCTATGAAAGGACCTATCACACAACGAGCTAAATAGTAAGCTATGCTAGCTCAGGATGTAAAATTATACGCAATAAACCTTGCCACTATGGCAGTAACTATGACTAATATAGAAGTATATTTAAAGATATTATTACTACTGGTAACTATAGGTTATACGTTATCTAAGTGGGTTAAACTAAAAGAATAAGATATGGCATTTATACAACCATCAAGTCCTTTTTTAAAGAAGAGTAAACCACCAGCACCTTCTAAAAAGAAATCTAAAGGGTATTACAACAAAGCAAACAAGACTGGTACAGGAGCAGCTGCAGGAGGCGGTATGTCTGAAAAAGGAGTTAAAAAATACAAAAGAGATAACCCTGGTAGTAAATTGCAAACAGCCGTAACAACACCTCCTTCTAAATTAAAGAAAGGAAGTAAGGCTGCTAAAAGAAGAAAATCATTCTGCGCTAGATCGAAAGGCTGGACTTCTGAAAGAGGAAGAGCTGCTAGAAGAAGATGGAATTGTTAATAATAAATATATATAAAAATGAAAAATTACAACAAGCAAGAAAAGAAAAACTTAATTAAAGACAATCCTATCGCAGACAAAGGATCTGCTATTAAAAACCTTAATAAAGGATATGGGTCTCAATTAGGTAAATCTCCATTAGCTATGAAAGGTTCTTGGATGTCTAAGTACTGCAAAAAGTAAATTAATGGCTTTTAAATTACAAAATCCTCCATACGCTATAGATAACACACCTATTTATAGCGTAGATATGGAAGACGGCGTTTTAGGGAAAGCTAATAATAATGGTACTATTGTTATAAACAATAACCTGTCGCCTGCTAAATTAAATAGCGTTATAAACCACGAAAAGGTGCATATAGATCAAATGAAGCGCGGTGATTTAGATTACGACGATAACAATGTGTACTGGAAAGGAAAAAAATATTCAAGAGCTCAAATGAAAGAAGGAGCTAAAAACTTACCTTGGGAAGCTGAGGCATATAAAAAAGCAAAATAATTATGGCATTTAAAATACAAAGATTTATACCGGCATCACCAATAACGATGCCAAACCCAGATCCAGTTAAAGAAGTTAAACAAGCTAAAAAACCTAGTAAAAAAAATATAGATCCAAAACCAATACCCAAACAAAAGATTGATAAGGATCCTGTAAAGTATTTTAATTCTTTTACAAGTAAAGCAACGCAAAGAACAGCTAAAAATCCTTACCCAAAAGACAGTGTAAGAAATAGAAAATTTGCGCAACTTCAAAATAACTTGAGAAATTCAAGTAGGTAGTGATTTTATGAAAAAAATATTAGAATTTTTCAGTACTAAAGTCTTCAAACAAGTTGGTGATGTAGTTGATAAACTATTTACTAGCGAAGAAGAAAGATTAAATGCTAGAAATGAAATATTTAAAGTGCTGCAAGATGCTCAGCTAGAACTCCAAAAAATGCAAACTGAGATTATTGTAGCAGAAGCTAAGGGTAATTGGCTACAAAGAAGCTGGAGACCAATACTAATGCTTTCGTTTGGTTTTATAATTATATATACTAAATTCATATCGCAGCTGTCTACAAGACTTGTAACACCTGTTTTAGAGCCTGAGTTTTGGCAATTACTAGAAATAGGTATTGGAGGTTATGTAATTGGTAGAAGTGGTGAGAAAATAGTAGATAAGCTAGGACCTTTATTTAAAAAGTAAAAAGATTAAAAACAAGTAATAATAGTAATAACAGTAACCAATTAAATTAAATAAAATGGGAAAATTAACAGATGAACAATTAAAGTCTATTAAAGACGCAACAGGAAAAATGAACTCTATACTTACGGAAGTAGGATTTTTAGAGGCAAAAAAAGCAGAATACCTAGCAGCACATTTTGAAACTGCAAAAGAATTAGATGGTATCAAGGCTGAAATCAGAGAAGAGTATGGTGACATCACCGTAAACTTAGCTGATGGTACTTATGAAGAAGCTAAGCAAGAGGAAACAAAAACTCTTGAAATAGCGGAATAATGAGTTCTGTTGTAAGAAAAATAAGTATAGGTTCTGACTATAAGAATGACGCTATGCACTATTCAGTAGGGCAAAACGTTTATGGTGGACATACTATAGATTGCATACTACATGATACGCAATCTAATTCTTACAGTATTTACATAAAGAAAGGAAATGAGGTAATGCCATGGAAGAAGTTTAATTCTAACATGGCAATATCCGTTGAGTATGATTTGGAATATTAAATGAGAAGTCTATACGATTTTATCGTCAAACCTATTGGCGATAGATACGATAACAAAATAAAGCTAGACGACGTTACATTAATACTAAACACTAAAATTGAAGACTTTAAGTCTGTAAACAATTTAGCTATAGTGGTTGAAACACCAAAAGCTTTTAAAACAAATATAGAAAAAGGAGACATAATAATAATACATCATAATGTATTTAGAGTTTTTTATGACATCCGAGGTAATAAGAAAAGAAGTAGATCTCATTTTAAAGATGACTTACACTTTTGTTCAGCAGATCAAATATATTTGTATAAAAATACAGGGGATTGGAAATCATTTGGAGACAGATGCTTTGTAATGCCTTTAAAAAACAAAGACACTTTAAGATCACAAAAAGAGCAAGACCTTATTGGTATATTAAAAATAGGTAATAGTTCTTTAAAAGCGCTTAATATCAATCCAGGGGACACAGTAGGGTTTACGCCCGGTAGTGAATGGGATTTTATAATAGACGATCAAAGAGTTTATTGTATGAAATCTAATGATATTGTAATTAAGTATGAACACAAAAGAAACCAAGAAGAATATAATCCTAGCTGGGCAAAAAGCAGTTAAGGAGTTAATTAAAGTGGCAGAAGAAAAGATCGTTGACTCAGAAGATGATTTATCAGCTGACAGACTTAAAAATGCTGCCGCAACAAAAAAATTAGCTATATTCGATGCTTTTGAAATACTTGCTAGAATAGAAGAGGAGGATGAAAGATTAAATGAAAACCCAAAAGAAGCTAAAGAAGAAAAAGCTTTTAGGGGTTTTGCTGAAGGAAGATCTAGATAATGTACGAACAAACCTTAGTAGCAGTATTAAAAGACTATATTAAACCTAAGATATTAAAGAGGTTAAACAGGTATAAGAAATGGGAGTACGGTTATAACGAAGAGCACGATGTAGTTGTGATCAGTAGAACCGGACAGATAGGAGAGGTTTACGAAATACAAGGAATAAAAATAGCATTACCAAAAGAAGATGATGTTATTAAATTTGAAGGAGACAAGTGGAGACACACTGAATACCCAAAAGAGCTTTCAAAGATAAAATCGGTATTTGATTGGGACGAATACCCTTCACAGTTTAAAGAAAAGTGGTATGACTATATTGATACAGAATTTAAAAGGCGTGAAGAAGGTTTTTGGTTTTTTAATAAAGACAAGCCTTCTTATATTACTGGTACTCACTACATGTACTTGCAGTGGTCCAAAATTGATGTTGGGGCAGCAGACTTTAGGGAGTCAAACAGATTATTCTTTATATTCTGGGAAGCTTGTAAAGCAGATGTACGTTGTTACGGAATGTGCTATCTTAAGAACAGACGGTCAGGGTTTTCTTTCATGGCCTCAGGCGAAACGGTTAATCAAGCTACAATATCCACAGACTCCAGATTCGGAATTTTATCAAAGTCTGGTCCAGATGCGAAAAAGATGTTTACTGATAAAGTGGTACCCATCTCGGTTAATTATCCCTTCTTCTTCAAACCAATCCAGGACGGTATGGACAGGCCGAAGACGGAACTTGCGTACAGAGTTCCCGCGTCCAAATTTACGAGAAAAAAGCTTGATACCAATGAGAAGCTACAAGAGATTACCGGTCTCGATACCACGATCGACTGGAAGAACACCGGGGACAACTCGTACGACGGTGAAAAATTAAAACTATTAGTCCACGATGAAAGTGGTAAATGGGAAAGACCTACAAACATATTAAACAACTGGAGGGTTACAAAAACTTGTTTGAGATTAGGTTCAAAAATTATAGGTAAGTGTATGATGGGTTCAACATCAAATGCTTTAGATAAAGGTGGCGAGAACTTTAAAAAACTATACTATGACTCCGACGCAACAAAAAGAAATGCAAATGGACAGACTCGTTCGGGACTCTATAGCTTGTTCATTCCTATGGAATGGAACTACGAAGGCTACATTGATTCTTATGGATTTCCTGTATTTGAAACGCCAAAAAAACCAGCTGAAGGCCCTGACGGATCGCTTATAAAGCAAGGTGTAATTGAATACTGGAATAATGAAGTTGAAGGATTAAAAGGGGATCAAGATGGTTTAAACGAATACTATCGTCAGTTTCCAAGAACAGAGCAACACGCTTTTAGAGACGAAGCAAAGCAATCTCTGTTTAACTTAACAAAGATATACGAACAAATAGATTATAACGAAGACCTTAGGAATACATCGATAATAACCACTGGAAGTTTTATGTGGGAAAACGGTATAAAAGATACTAAGGTGATATTTGTACCAAATAAAAACGGTAGGTTCAACGTTAGTTGGGTGCCTCCTGTACAAATGCAAAACAGAGTTATAGTAAAAGGTAATACAAAATATCCAGGTAACGAACACTGTGGCGCTTTTGGGTGTGACAGTTACGATATATCAGGTACAGTTGATAAAAGAGGTTCTAATGGAGCCTTGCACGGTTTAACTAAGTTTAGTATGGAAGATGTTCCACCTAACAGATTTTTTTTAGAATATATAGCTAGACCACAAACTGCTGAGATATTTTTTGAAGATGTATTGATGGCTTGCATATTTTATGGTATGCCAATACTTGCGGAAAATAATAAACCTAGATTACTGTATCATTTTAAAAGAAGAGGTTATAGAGGCTTCTCAATGAACAGACCTGATAAAAGATTAAACAAATTATCTGTAACTGAAAGAGAAATAGGTGGTATACCAAACTCTAGTGAAGATATAAAGCAAGCACACGCTGCAGCTATAGAATCATATATAGAAACTTGTGTTGGACGAACAGAAGCCGGTTATGGAGATATGTACTTTCAAAGAACATTAGAAGACTGGGGTAAATTCAATATAAACAATAGAACAAAGCATGATGCTTCTATAAGTTCTGGGTTAGCAATAATGGCTTGTAATAAAAACCTATACTCACCGGTTAGTCCAGTGCAAAAAAAGGTTTACGATTTAGGAATTAAAAGATATGACAATAGAGGTTCTACGTCTAAAATATTAAGATAAATGAAAATACAAACAAATACTGATAGTTCTTTTCCTAACCAGGTTGTTAGCGACGAAGTAAAAGCTAGTTATGATTACGGCTTACAAGTCTCTAGAGCTATTGAACGAGAATGGTTCAATCAAGGAAGAGGCAACGGTAATAGATACTTAAATAATTGGAATAGCTTTCACTCACTGAGATTATATGCAAGAGGGGAGCAATCAATACAAAAGTATAAAGATGAATTGTCCATAAACGGTGATTTATCTTATCTTAATTTAGATTGGAAACCAATACCAGTTATATCAAAGTTTGTTGATATTGTTGTAAACGGAATGTCAAACAAATCATACGACATAAATGCTTTTGCCCAAGATCCATTTTCTGTAAAAAACAGAACAGATTATGCGGCTGCAATTGAACGCGATATGCTTACTAAAAAAGCTTTAGTAAATATTAAAGAAAACGTTGGATTAGATTTATCTTTAACAGGTGATTTAGCTTCTTTACCTGAAAGTAGAGAGGAACTTGATGTACATATGCAAATGACTTATAAACAAAACGTTGAAGTCGCGGAAGAGGAAGTCATAAACAATGTATTAGATTTCAACAAGTATAATGAAATAAAAAAACGGTTAGCTCACGATTTAACTACGATAGGTATTGGAGCTGTTAAAACATCATTTAACAAATCAGAAGGTATAGTTACTGATTATGTTGACCCTGCTAACGTGATTTATTCGTATACAGAGGATCCAAATTTCGAGGATATATACTATGTAGGGGAAGTAAAGTCTATATCATTAGCTGAGCTTAAAAAACAGTTTCCATCGTTATCAGCTTCAGAATTAGAAAAGATACAAGATATGCCGGGTAATTCACAGTATGTAACAAACTGGGGAAATTACGATGGTAACACCATACAAGTTTTATACTTTGAATATAAAACATATTCAGATCAAGTATTCAAAATAAAGAAAACAGACCAAGGATTAGAAAAGACTTTGGAAAAACCTGATACATTTAATCCACCAGCTAATGATAATTTTGAAAGAATATCTAGAACAATAGAAGTTTTATATACTGGAGCCAAGGTGTTAGGTACAAATATTATGTTAGACTGGAAGCTAGCAGAGAATATGACAAGGCCTACAGCTGATACTACTAAAGTAATGATGAATTACTGTATATCAGCACCTAGAATGTACAAAGGGCGTATAGAATCTATAGTTAGTAAAATTACTAGCTTTGCTGATATGATTCAAATAACACACCTTAAACTGCAACAGGTGATGTCTAGAATAGTACCAGATGGTGTATTCTTAGATATGGACGGTTTAGCTGAAGTTGATTTAGGTAATGGCACAACGTACAATCCAGCAGAAGCATTAAACATGTACTTTCAAACAGGTTCTGTTGTAGGTAGATCGTTAACGCAAGACGGAGAACTAAACAGAGGTAAAGTACCTGTGCAAGAATTATCGTCTTCGAGCGGTCAAGGAAAAATACAAAGTTTAATAGGTACATACCAGTACTACTTACAAATGATAAGAGATGTAACCGGTTTAAATGAAGCAAGAGACGGTAGTGCACCACATAAAGATTCATTAGTAGGTTTGCAAAAAATGGCAGCTAACGCTTCTAATATTGCAACTAAGCACGTGCTAGACTCTTTGTTGTACTTGACAATTAGAACTTGTGAGAATATAAGCTTAAAAGTAGCTGATGTTATTGAAAACCCTTTAACAGAAAATGCTTTAACAAACGCTATAAGTACATTTAATACTAAAACTCTTGAGGAGTTAATGAATTTGCAGCTACATGATTTTGGTATTTATTTAGAGTTAGAACCAGAAGATGAAGAAAAAGCTTTGTTAGAACAGAATATACAAATAGCTTTGCAGACGCAAGCAATAGCTTTATCTGACGCAATTGATATTAGACAAATAAAAAATATAAAATTAGCTAACCAATTCTTAAAGCTTAGGCAAACTCAGAAAATAAAAAGAGAACAAGAACAACAACAAGCTAATATTCAAGCACAAGCGCAGGCAAATGCTGATGCATCTGAAAAAGCTGCAATGGCTGAAGTGCAGAAGCAGCAAGCACTTACTCAAGAAAAGGTAAGTATAGAACAAGCGAAGTCACAGTTTGAAATACAAAGAATGCAAACTGAAGCTCAAATAAAAAGAGAGTTAATGGCTGAAGAATTTAACTTTAATATGCAATTAGCGCAGGTAAGAGCAAATGCGGAAGGGAATAAAGAAAAAGAAATTGAAGATAGAAAAGATAAAAGAATAAAGATGCAGGGATCCCAACAGTCTGAGTTAATACAACAAAGACAAACAGAAGGATTACCTAAAAACTTTGAATCATCAGGAAACGATGTGTTAGGTGGATTTGGAATAGAAGAGTTCGGTCCTAGCTAATAAACAATTATTTAATTATATTATATTATGTCAGAAGTAAAACAAGAAGGGGATTTTAAAATTAAATCCAAGAAAACAAGTCCTAAGCAATTAGGCAATCAATCTAACGAGCCTATAAAGGTTAACATAGATGAAGTAGAAGAACCAGTAGCTGAAGAAGTTGCTAAGGTAGTAATACCAGAAGTTAAAGAAGACGTAGTTGAAGAACCTGTCGTAGTCGTTAACGATACACCGGACGATACCGCACAAGATGGTATTATAGAAATTGTAGATGAAGAGCCTGCTCAAGAGCTTGAAAAAGTTATTGAACAACAACCTCAGCCAGTAGCAGAACAAAGAGTGTTGCCGGAAAACATAGATAAACTTGTTACTTTCATGGAAGAGACAGGTGGATCAGTAGAAGACTACGTTAGATTAAACGCGGACTACTCAAGTGTTGATGACAAAACACTATTAAAAGAATATTACAAACAAACAAAACCTTATCTAGAATCAGATGACGTTAGCCTACTATTAGAAGACTACGATTATGATGAAGACATAGATGAGGAAAGAGATATACGCAAAAAGAAAATTGCGTTTAAAGAAGAAGTTGGAAAAGCTAAAAGCTTTTTGGAAAAAACCAAGAGTAAATATTACGACGAAATCAAGTTGAGACCCGGCGTTACTCAGGAACAACAAAAAGCAACAGAGTTTTTCAACCGATACCAAGAAGATCAGAAAATAGCTGAGCAACAGCACTCGGACTTTAAATCAAAAACAAATGATTACTTTACTAATGAATTCAAAGGTTTTGATTTCAATGTAGGTAAGAAAAAGTTTAGATATGGTTTACAAGATCCTAATAAAGTTGCAGAGAACCAATCAAGCATTAACAATTTCGTAGGAAAGTTTCTTGACGAAAGCGGTAATATAAAAGATACGAAAGGTTATCACAAAGCTA